CTGCACAGGTGGAAGCTGAACGTGTAGCTAAGGAACAAGCGGATGCCGCTGCTGCTGCTGCTGCTGCTGCACAGGTGGAAGCTGAGCGTGTAGCTAAGGAACAGGCGGATGCCGCTGCTGCTGCTGCACAGGTGGAAGCTGAGCGTGTAGCTAAGGAACAGGCGGATGCCGCTGCTGCCGCTGCACAGGTGGAAGCTGAACGTGTAGCTAAGGAACAAGCGGATGCCGCTGCTGCTGCTGCCGATGAGGCCGACCATATAGTCAAGGGACAGGCGGATGCCACTCCTGAACAGGTTGAGGCGGAACGTGTGGCCAAGGAAGAACGTCTGCAGTATTGGAAGAATTACTTAGAAGAACAGAAGATTGCAAATGCTGCAAAGGAACAGGCGGACGCTGCAAAGGAAAGGGCTGTGACCGAAACCGCTGCAAAGGAAGATCGGTTGCGGTACTGGAAGAAATTCTTAGAAGAACAGTCATCTAAACCCGCTCCTCCTCCGGTAGTTATCCAGCAACTAGCGGCACCTTTTCAGGCACCCGCTAGTTCTGTGCAACGTCCTAAAAGTAGATTTTTACGCAATGCGGTTGTTCCTTCGTTCAAACATATCGGTGGTATTTAGAGACCGGACCCCCTCGGAATACACGTTCCGAGTCCGCCCTTTTTCGCGGACTTATCGCAAGACGAGTTCTTAAACCCACACTTCACGCAATCGGAATCATCCTGGCACTCGGGGCACGTTGCGTTGTCGCTCATACGGAATGTCTCAAAAAGACCCGGCATAGTCACATAGACTGCAAGGAGTGCAAGACCCGCAACGATAACAAGCGTATAGTTTTGCTTCAACCACTTCATCATTTGAATTTAGAGTAGAATAGATTTTAGCATCCTCTGCAGAAAACATCAAATGATTCCAGTAGATCACGTGCTCTATATCAATCTAGATCATCGAACAGATAAGCTGGAAGCTCTTCTTACAAAATTTGCGAATGCTGGAATACCAAACGATAAGACTACTCGAATTAATGCAATCTATACTCCGGGCAAGGGAGTACTTGGATGTGCTCTATCTCATTGCAAAGCACTCGAACTTGCAAAAAGTCATCCAGAATGGGAGTGGACACTCATTGTGGAAGATGACGTAACCTTTAATGAGAATCCATGGGATGAAATTAGAGATGCACTTTCCGTTAAACCAGATGTGCTCATGGCATTTCGAGGTGCATGCACTGTCAATATTGATAACCGTAATTTGCGTAGAGTATATGGTGCATGTTCAGCGGTTGCATATATTGTACGATCCGACTACATTCCTACACTCCTGCAAAACATATACGAATGTACTCGGAAAATGGTTCAACCAAGTGGGTGTGATCCGCACGATGTCTATTGGTATTCTCTTCAGACATCTGATAGATGGTATGGATTCTTAGAATCTCCTCTCGGAGTTGATCTTACATTTAAAAGCGATATACGAGACCAGCATGGTGTTATAAGTAAATGATTCCAGTGGACCATGTAGTCTATATTAACTTAGAGTACCGTACTGATCGAAAGGAGCATCTCCTCAAACAAGCTAACAAGGCAGGTATTTCTGAGAATAAACTAACACGAATTGATGCTATTCGTACACCTTCTATTGGAATGCTCGGATGTTCCTTGTCTCATTGCAAAGCACTTGAACTTGCAAAAAGTCATCCAGAATGGGAGTGGACACTCATTGTGGAAGATGATATTGTTTTCGAAGAAAACCCATGGGATGAAATTAGACTAGCTTTGGAGAATGTAACTCCAGATGTACTCATGATTGCCAGAGGTGCATCGATTGTAGACGAAAGACGCCACCATAGTAGTAACAATATATGCAAGGTCAAAAGTGCATGTGTTGCAACTGGATATATTGTTCGTCGCGACTACATTCCCACACTCCTAAAAAATATATATGAATCAATCGAACACTTCATACAACCTGGTGGGAATATTGTTGACCATCCCCACGACGTATATTGGTATTCAATTCAAGAACGTGATGGATGGTATACATTTGAGCGTTCGCCTGCACATCAAGACACTTCTATTAAGAGTGATATACGTTAACAATTCCTCATCGTCTTCCGGCCACCGCGGGATCGTACGGGAATTAACTTGAAGAGGTGTTCCTGCTTTGCTCTCGACGGTAACTTCCAATGCGGCCGTAATGTGTTGCGTTTGGAGGTAATTGCACGAGCAAGCTGTTCTCCGAGTACAGCATTCACTTTCGCCTTCAGTTTTTGACGAAGAATCATCTGAGCTTCACTTAACCCTCGTCCTTGTAGAAATCTACGCGAACGAGGAGTTTCAAAGTACTTCTTTGATCGGCGGCCGCCGCGGCCGCAAAAAACAACCTTGCGTGTTTTCATTTACTTCTACGTGTGAAGATATTACGTCTTCATCTGAGCAAATTCAACATTCTTCTGCAGCCTAGGAATCTGACCCATATCGTTGCACATCTGAAGAGCTTTTTGAGTGCATTCAAGTGCAACAGCTGGATGACTGGTATAGTATGCAATTACACCCAGTTCATCTGCATACTTCCACGAGTACGCTACCTGTGAAACAAATAAATGAGCCGAGTTCATCTTTACGTCCTTAAACGCATACCCAAGTGCAAATACTTCTTGCTTGAATAGGTCCCTGGCTCTGCACCACGTAAGTACTTCGTAGACTGCTTCGCGACGTTCAGGAACAGCATCCTGTGCACGCCATGCATATTCAAGTTTCTTTTTCAAATCTGTTGTCAGTTGGATGAGATTCACAAAGGAAATGTAATTCTCCTCAATCCATCCAGGAAATTCAGCACGTAATGTATAATATTGGATCGCCTTCTCAATCTGGCCCGAATCCTTATACGACTGTGCAAGGTAGAAAAGTGTGCGAGCCCTATCCGTCGCCGGATTTGTATCTAGTTCGGTCTGGAGAAGCTTGGCATCATTTGCATACTTCTGAGGATCCTGGGAGCGGCATCCTTCTGTACGTGCAACAACACGAATAGTTGTTGGCAGGCATTCTGTCGGATGAGAATGACCGGGACAGTTTGCATACTCGTGAACTGCTCCGACATATTCCCATGGAAATTTCAGATTAAACAGTTGCGGACGCTGTTGAACCATTCCACCGTGCGAAACTGTAACGCGATACGCAGATTGGGTATCCTTTTCAAGCAAGCTTCTCTCTAGGTAATCCTCTCCCTCAATACTGTCGTCTGCATCCAAAACCCAACCCCAATCCATGTGTTCTTTTGCGAGTCTAAACGCTTCCGTACGATTATGTCCAAAATTCACCCAGGGTTTCTCATATAGAAAACCTGGCTTTCCAAGCTCCTGAGCAACTGACTTGATAATGTCCATCGTCGTATCCGTTGATCCGGTATCGACAATGCACCATGTGTCGAGAAACTTCAATGCCGAACGAAGACTGCGTTCTATAACTGCAGCCTCATTCTTAACGATCATAATGACACCTGCGCGCATTTGAAGTATCTACTACAGAGTCTCTCAAAATGGATGTTCTGCTTGTCTCCATGTGAATAATGGTATACACAATGTACTCTGATCCAGCATTGACTCGCGAGCAGATTCAGAACTTCGCCCGGTTGGTTTCTGAGCGACTTGGAGCGGGGTTCTCGGAGAGGGTGTACCACACCGCTCTCGAGTACCATCTTAAGTCACAGGGCATTCCGTTCGAGACGGAACGCGTTCTTCTAGTGCCCTACATGGATGTCGTTGTTGGGACGGTTCGTGCTGATCTCGTTGTACGCAACCACCTTATCGTTGAACTGAAGTCGGTTCCTCGTATCCGCGATGAGCACATTTCCCAGTGCAGGATGTACATGCGTTTGATGGGGATCGACGAGGGTCTTGTCATCAATTTCGCCACTGACGGTACCCTTGAGTTTCGGGCCGTTGGGCACAATATAGAGAATATTATCCGGGTAGATGACATTCCTACCGTCTAAGTGTACGCTTGCGTCTACCTGCATAACGGCGGCGAGTTGCTCGCCTTCTTCTACGACCACCTTCCGGGATTCCCAATAGCTTATGAATTTTTTCAGTAATCGCTGCAATCTCCGTTCGAACTCTGTCTAGCTCATTAACGATGAGTTCCAATGCCCTTTCGCTTTCACTGCCTTCAGATTGACTATTTCCAACCTGGGATTCCGATTGAAGACCTGCAGCTGCAACCTTTTCTGCCCCAACTGCTTGTATCAATTCTTGTTCTGTAACGACGAGAGATGTTACTTCTTCCTGTAGGGCTTCGGCCGCATCCTGCAGCTTTTTTAGTGCTTCTTCGCTAATACCTGAACCTGCAGCAGCCGACATTTACTTATGGCTACGACGAGTTTTGCGACCGTGGCGGCGTCTGTGTCTTCCACCGCGGGTCTTGCGACGACGCCGCCCACCATCAGCGACGGGTTGGGGGTCATTCTGATCATCGACGGCGACTGGATCCCCACCGTCAACAGGAGTAAAGACCCAATAGAACTTATTGAGGTTTGTTTGTACTCCTAGTCCAGCTGTATCAGAATCGAAGTTAAAGTATGTCCCACCAAGAAACTTTGCAGTCGGTGGTTGTCTAATGTCTGGATTGTTCATGATTCTATCAAGATTGGGCCTGTCGGGGAAGCCTGGCTTCGGTCTGACAAGGTACTTCTTACCTTTTTCAAGAGGCGGCATTTATCTATACGCTCTGAATAAATTCCCATCTAAGGTAGTCGCAGATCTTCTTCCAGATTTGATCGTGTGAGATCAGTCTGTCTCGCGACTTGAGTAAAGGAAAGTAGATTTTGTACTCGTCCAGTTCGAGGAGTTCAAAGAACTTGTACAGAATGTACGAATACGACAAAAAGTTCGTGCGGTCGTTTGGACAATAGAGTAAAAAGGGTGCTTGGATTTCCTGGAACATTGCACGGACCTTCTCTTCAATTTCAGGCGTAATGGTTGGAGGAGGATTTCCATTCAAACGACTCAGAATATGAGCTGCGTGTTCATAATAACTGTTACGCCCTAACTTCTTTAGAATTTCCCGAATTTGGCCTTCATCAAGAGATGCCACATTCTGAATTCGCCGTTTCTTCAGTTCAAGAATCACTTCATGAATCACATCTTCTGGAATATCAGTCGATTCCTTTGCTTGGAATTGATTGAGAATTTCGTTCAAGTGATTAATCTTCTTATATGCATAGTTATTGCGTTCTTTGGGAGGATCGCGAAAGCTCGGGAAGTCGGAAACGACCATTGCACATTCTTCCGATCCGCAACGTGGACAGACTAGAATGCCTTCGGATGCAATTTCCTCGCGTGCAATATTGCATTGCGAACAATGTTCCGTCATACGCTTGACTCCTTCTGAATTGTCGGGTAATCCCAGACCCATCCGGGAGATGTATTCGTCAAAGATCTTCTTTTTCGAAGGAGGCTCGAAAGAATCCGCAGTCGAAATAAACTTATCGAATGTGGTTGAATGACCGCTTTCAATCTTGATCATTGGCTGAACCTTCTTCTTTGGTTGTCCACAATAATAATCAAGCATAAGATCGCCGTTCTTAATATAGTACGATTCTACACGCTCCGTTTCAGATAGCTGCAGTCTTAATGCGTCCTTCTTTTGTTCGAGCCGAGTGAGTTGAATCACTTGCTCAACAGATGGCTGAATCCCTAATATTGATTGATGTGTATCAATCGTCTCCTCGATGTCTGCAAGTTCCGCTTTAAGTTGATCAATATGTTCAGGGGTTGCTCTTTTCAATAAATCAACAACGTGTTGCTGATGTAATGAATCAAAAGTCCCAAGTATATCCAGTTGTTTATGAGCAGGGGTTTCTCTAACCTTCTTCACTCTGAACACGTCCATTTTTATGAGTCAGTGTGTTGATCGGTGTAAGCTAGTGTTTGCGTGTGCCGCGACCGCGTCTGTGACCGCGGCGACGCTTGGTCCGTTTATTACGCGTTCTCCGCCGGCCGCCTTCTGATTTCTTAGAGTCTGTCGCTGGAGCGGCTCCAGCACCGGCTCCAGCGGGTCCTCCGGCTCCGGCTCCGGCTCCGCCGTCCTCTTCGGTGTCTGCATCAGATCCAGATGATTCATCGATAATCTCGGCTGCCCTGGGTGCAATCTGGCCGACCTTAGCAATAATTTTCATGATAAGTCGGGGCTTTCCAACCTGCGGGGGAATACGAGCAAGATCCATCAATACTCGTACTGCAGCCTCGCGATTGGCTGGATTCTCCATCAGTGCTATGGCAGCTCCATTCCCGCCTTTAGCAAGTTCTGCTATATTTGACCACATCATTTTTGTCAGTTTCATCGTGATAAGTCCCACACCGATTATCGCCGCAGATCCAGCGTTAGCCGTCACAATCTCGGCTGCACCCAAAACTGGCTCGATTAATGTCTCAACAAACCCAGGTGTTCTGACTGCAATTGCAGAGATAATTGAGGTGATCAATGAACCGATGAATCCATTTGTTCCCTTTGCTACATCTTTGAGTAGCATCAGTCCTCCAGCTACTGCTGCAGCTTTGGAGACAGCTCCCTTGATTGAGGCTGAAAGTACAACCGGATCAACTTGTTCCACTCGTGCTTCGATGTTCTGAATCGCAGTATCGACGTTATTGTACATGGTTGTAACCACTCCACTTCCAAGTTTACATAATGCCTGAGCAGTGTCGCGAACGCTGAGCGTCCATGCTCCACCATGCATACGGCGTCTACGGCCACCAGCAGGCGGGAGTGCACCTTTCCCTAAGAACTTATCCGCGATCCCAGTAAACAGAATGAACTGTTCGACCTGATCAGCAGGAGGAAGTCTGCATGACTTGAATTCGTCCTTCTTAAGTTCAGCTTGTATTTCTGCAAATCTCGTGTCAAACCACTTTGTTCTAGGCATTCTGAAAACGAGCCCAGCAACTGCTGCCATTTCGTCATCGCTATACTGACCCGAAGCTCTGGCAGCAGCCCATTCTGGATCAACTTGCATGGAAGAAGAACTCGAACTGGACGACATTTGATTATATTCATCTTAGAAACTAATCCTTGAACGCGAGACCAAACAACAAGAGTCCGAGAGCAAGACCGTACAGTGCTTGCGAGTAGAAGGGATCGTGTTTAGCTAACGGTTCAAATGAAGAATGAAGAAGAGAGAAGGATTCAATGCCGGGCGACGTAATGGGTGCAGTTGTGGCCGCTTGACATTTCTGAAGACTTTGTTCGAGACCGGGCACTAGATAGTATGATTGATTTCCAGATGAGTTTCCTGCAGTATCCGTTGTCGGACACGAATACGCTTTGCATTGTGGAACGCCAGGCAGCATTAGTGCGTGAAAAATCGTGATCGGATTCGTTGCAACAAGATCTCCCATCATTCCGGGAACAATTCCGTCGAATGTATTCAGATCTCCACCCAAAGCGGTTCCGAGACTGGGGAAATCTGCAGCAATATCGCTCCCTTCCATTCGGTTATTCACAAACGTAGATCGGGGAACTGTCTTTCCATTGTTTGGATCGTTCGGGTCTGTGACAATACACGAACCACCCGAATCGGAAAAATACTGATTTCCAAGTACGGGTCCGAGTGTCAGGTTTCCCACGTAATCGCCAATAGCAGTTGCATTGGTTACAACTTGATCAATTGATCCGCTCTGTCCAACTCCCTTTGATCCGGGAGATTGAAGTCCAGCAGTATAATCAAAGGTCGATGCACGTGGCGGAGGTGCTGTTGGGTCTAATGAATCCCAAATGGACATGGCCTTGCATTGTAGTCTCACTTTTTCTTGGAGATTTCAAGGAGCTGTTTATTAAAGTGCGGGTTTGTTAGAATACATGGACGGTGTCGGGCTGCAAATCCAACAACATCTTCAATTTGAACATTGTACTTTCTGAGGATATACGCAATCGACATCGACACGCTGCGATTCATTCCCGCCTGACAATGTACATACGTTCTTCCCTTTGAAGAATCGAGAGCATCTGCAAACTGTGCATATACACGGTTCAGCGACTCCTTTTCTGAATCGTCCATGGGAATATGCTTATATCGTTTTCCGAATGAAAGACGTGCCCATCGCGGACACGCAACTTCATCGGCAACATTGATGATATTCTCAATTTCGTTATTCTTGACAAAGGAGGGTGTAAGATATATCCCTGGACCCACAAGTAGCGTATGAGTGAACGGAATTGGTGGGTCGACGAATGGACCCCCGGACATACGCCTTACAGATGCAAGAAAGGCCTCCATACTTATCTACCTTTTCTTCTGCGAATAACTTTATCTGAAATAGACTCATCCATTAGACAATGAATGAGTTTATTCGAAGTAAGTCGGTTGAACTAGCAGAACAATTCTTTCGATTCATCTTTTTCTGGGAGAAGGACGACACCCGAATCGGACATCTGATCCGATGGATTCATCATGCAGTCATGTATTGCATTCTGGTGATGATTATTGTAACCCACACATTACTGCCTGAATCTTTTGTGCTTCTTCTTTCCGTCTATATCTGCGTTGTCCTCATTTGGATTCAGCACATTGTAACCGGCGGATGTTTGGTCTCTAAGGTTGAACAGAAATTGCTCAAGGATACGAGCAGTTTCGTCGACCCATTTTTGGAGCTCTTTCACATTCCGATTACTCCTGAATCAACTGTTGGAGTTACCATCATGGGAAGCACTTTGGTTGTCATCATGCTTGGACTCGAAGTATTCGCAAGAGGATCAATTGCAGTTAACGAATTTATCAACAATGTCATACTAAAATAGGTGTTAGAACACTTTGCAAAATATACGATAGGACGACAACTGCAAGACCGACGACACCTGCACCTGTGAACGAAAGCGTGCCACCGCTCGAATATACACCCGGGATGTACCGAAGTCCAAGCGACTGAACCATCGGAATACTGAGTACCATTGTAGCCAGGAATACGCAGAGATATAGCACGATTGTGCGTAACACACCCTTTACGTAAGGAGTTGCCGGAGCAGTTGATCCTTGTTGAGGGGCGGTGTACTGCATCGTCCCCGGAGTTACAACGGGCGTATAGGTCGTAGCCGACGGAAGCGGGGGAGCATTTTGCGGAGATCCACCGGGGGGAGGGAAAAGAGCATCGAGGGGCGTTGCGTCCATTTTGTATTTCTATATGAAAGTGATTTTATCGTGTGGACGCAGGACACGATGCATCTTCCATTGTGAAGCGATAACACTTTCCATCCATACGAACAACTCTGTCAACGAGCTCGTTTGGAGGTACGGCTGCAACTATATCAACTGTTTGGCGACGGTGGAATAGAAGAACAGCAACTCCCAATCCAATAACAAACGAAAAGAAAAGCTTGGCCTTTTCATTTCGAAGAACTTCGGCGATCATTTGTGTTGTAGAGACAGGAGATTCATGGAATCGAATTCAGACGGACATGGAACCTCAAGAGGATGCATACGATAACATCCGTTGTCCACGTTTTCCTGCTTCATAACCATATCTGGATTCCGCACGTCGGGCAGTACCTTCGTTTTTGTCCGAACAGGCTCGAAAACAGATACGATTAAAAGACCGGTGAGAAACCCTATAAAAAGAAGTGGAAGCGAGAACTGCATCTTTAGTCTTCTCTTTGAAGAAAGGTTCAGTGCTTCTTTGTTGTTCGTCTACCACGGCGGCCGCCCTTGCGACGAGTTCCACCTTGTCTCTGGAGATTCTTTGCTCCCTCTCGCGGTCTTCTGCGAACTGGGGGAGGAACGTACGGCGGTACAGGTGGAAGAGGTGCACGCCTAAACCCTTCCGCCTCTGATATAACTCGTTTGCGATTCGGTGTAGGCGATTCAGCCTGTCTTCTTCTGCGAAATGGAGGTGGGGGTGCCGGCGACGGAGCCACAGATACTTCTCCAGGCGACGGAGCCACAGATACTTCACCGGGAGATGGAGCCTCCGAGACTTCCCCAGGCGACGGAGCCTCTGAAGGAGCCGGCGAAGGAACAGCTGACGGAGCCTGGCTGAATCCGGACGGTGATGGTGGAACAAACCCTACGGGGGACTGAGGAGGACGTGCAGCGGCCGCCTCTGGAGAACGGAACGCAAAGATTACGCGTATGATTGCAGCATTCCTCTTGTAGTTCGATGATGGTTGTAAACCTAATTCCCCAGGACTTCCACCGGTATCTAGCTGACCTGCAGTATACTTATTATCCTCGCCGCGATAAAGTGTGTACGTGATTGTCTGATAGGGTTTCCGAGGAGCAGGCAGTACTGCAAAATTACGCATATCCCCAAATGCAGTTTTTTCTTCTGGGAATAGTATCGATGTGTATGCAGCAGGGACAACACGTTCTATTGTTTGAAGTTCACCTGCTTCATCTGGAAACGAAACAGTAATCTTGCCCGAAGGAGTTGAGTCATCGCGTATTGACCGAATGAACTCATGAGTTTGCTGCTGTATCATAGCGGCCCGACCAGGATTTCCGGGTGCAGGTTGGATAGGTCTGAACGCAGACTGACTGGATGAGATGATAGGTCGAGGAGGAGGAGGAGGAGCTGCAGCTGCAGGTGGCCGCAGGACATTAATGAGTGCATCTGCATTCTCTTGGATGGCTTGGTTACTGTAATTAGTAGGTTGAGGTACACCACTGGGTGCCGGAGGAAGACTACCGTTCAATGCACCCCTTACAATGGGAGCCAAGGGTACGAGTTCTGTGGTTGGAGGTTGTGCGAGCACAGGCGGCGGGGGCGGGGGAGCTGCATCCGCAGGCAAGGGTGCGATCTCTGGCAGATCAATTCTGTCGTCATCGACAACCTGATCCTGAACAAGTGGGTTTGGAAAGGGAGGAGGAACCCAAGCACCCGACAGTCCAAGAGATCCGGTACCAGGATCTTCTAAAAGAACAGGGCTCCCTGAATTCAACTGTATGACTTCACCGTTATCTACTGGTCTGTTTGCTGGACTTAAAAATTCACCTTCCTTTGATTCGGGCTCCGGAGGCGGAGGAGGCGGAGGCTGAAACGGAGACGGAGGAGGAGGAGGAGGAGGCTGAAACGGAGGCGGCGGAGGAGGCTGAAACGGAGGAGGAGGAGACTGAAGATTCCTTGCTCCCTGAGATGACAGACCAATTGGAGGAGGCCTGGGGCCAACTGCCCGTCCTCGCAAATGCGGAGGAAGTGGCGGCGGAGGCGGAGGAGGCGGAGGAGGGGGAAGGTCTGCCTGCGCTGCCCATGCTTGGCGAAGTCCACTTCTGTCGACCCGGCCTCTTTGTCTGTCTACATCTGCAGCAGCTTCATCTGCAATCAACTCTTCAAAGCTGATAGGTTTTGATTCAGGAGATAATCCAAGTGAAAATCCACCTGCAGGTTCTGTCAAAAATGCGTCGGCACGAGGAAGAGATTCTGCTTCCGTAGAAAGGTGTGCAGTATATCCAACAGAAATAACTGGAAATCCAACAGGAAGTATCATTGAGATAGGAGCACCTTCCTTCGAAGTGAAAACGATCGATGTTGCAGCTCCTAACTGTGCAATGAGTGCAGGTCTATAATTTATCTGAACGAGTGATGGGATATCTGTAATAATATATCTTGCATTCGGTCCAGGAGTAAAGTCCTTCTCACCAAGTGCACGACGAGCCGTGATATCCGGTGATTCATTCACTCGCCCAGCGAGTTTTTCGGTTACAGCCTTCTTGAATTCTTCATTCGTAACACTGTTATGGAGAGACTGAAGGTCTTCGAGTATACGTTCGCGAATATCACCCAATGTCATATTGCTTGATCCAAGTGTTCTAGCTTCAACTAAGATCTCTGCAGGAACTTGAAGTTTTGCAGCAATAATGTCTTCTGATAAACGCCGAATGATTTCTGTGTAGGGATCTACGCCCTTCACCAGAATACGATCAGAGTTCTGAATAAGGTCCATTAGATTGGGAGTCTCAATTCCCAACCCTCGTGAAATATTTGTATAGATCATAAACATCTTTTCATTTGTATCTGCAGTGTACACGGTATAGGGTGACATATCAACCTTAAATTTGATATCCTTCGTTACGCCCCTTTTTGCCAGTGTTGGCAGGGGGTTATTCAATAGGGGCTGCAGGTTTGTTGAACTGAATGTAGGAGCATCATTTTTACGAAGGTAACTAAGAATTATGTCTGCATCCTGCTTTACAGGAAGAGATCCAAACACTCGCATTGGCTCGCTAATCTTGGGTGAAAAAGCATACATCTTTACAAGAAATCCATAGCTTGGGTCGAATGACTCCTTTGGGAGTAGTTCAACTACGCCAAAAAAGTCGTCGGCGGGGACTACAGCTTCTGCCATTATATAGTTCGGAAGAAACGTTTAGGCCGAAACAATCTCGAGAAATCTCTTCTGAGCTTCTTCTCTAGGTAAACTCCGATAAATCATATCATACTTCAGACGAAGCAATGCAACTCTCTTTTCACCCGGTGTCATTTACTACGATGCAACAACATTTCTAACTGCATTGTTCCATACCGTTTGTGTGAATGGAATGTTCTTCTGAGCGGTTTCAACTGAATGTAGCTTCTTTGTCTGTGCATACTGATACTGCAAGAATCCAATCGTACATGATATCAGAAGTATCGCGAGAATGACCGTGGTCAGCGTAGACGTCCATGATCCACGAACCTGTTTTGTCTGAAGAAGATTGTTCTGAAGGCGATGAAGCACGCTTGAATCGACAAGGTCTGCCATTTACTTTCACAGAAGGTTTGTCTATCTCCTAAGTAAACATGAATACTCCACTCTTGATAGCCTGCAGTGTGAGCGTGGTATCTTGTCTTGCAATGTCCTATCTCGTTGACCGCATTAGCCCGGTTCCTCCTATTTCAAACAAGGATATTGTCGAGACAACGAGCGTGGCAAATAAGTCGATCGCCCTCTCCAAGGAAGCTGTACCGGAGGAGAAGAAGAACGTGAAGGATATCTTTCAACTGTACGTTTCCAAGACGATTTCGCTTGAAAATGCACTTGAACTTTTACTGAAGAATGGGGATGAAGCGAAGATTACAGAGCTGTATTCCGACGTCCTTGCGAAGATCACGGAGTCAGAAGATGAAGAAAAGGTATATTATACTGCATTCAAGGATGCCCTTGTCGGAGCGTATCCTTTCCTGAAGGAAGAAACCACTGTACCTGAAATTCCTGCCCAGCCGCCTGCGGTGCTAGAGGGTGGAGCTAGGCGGCGGCGCCATCGCACTCCAAAGAACCGCCATTCGTTCGTCGGGACGATCTTGTATGCGGAGTCGTGATAACGAAGCCGGCTTCGCAACAATGTACCGCAGAATCTCGAGCTGTTCTGGAAATGAAAAGGATTGAAACTTGATTTCGACTGGAAGACATCCATACAAAATTGATTGGCGAAGATCATCCATTTATGCTACAGATGAAAGGCTCTGTGTATACGGATTGTTCAGGAACGCAGTGAGGATTCCAGGTTCATTGCGCACCATTTCAATGTCCTGCTGACGAGGTTCAGTGTAGTGCATCGACCCCTGGTGGAGAGTGTGTGCAGGTGTAGGCGTGATGTTTGTAGAGTGGTTGAGACGTGCAGCTTCCTCGAGTAATGGCTCGGTTGTCTTCTTCATCTGAACATTGTAGCTCTGCGGTCCAGCATGTAGTCCATTGATACTGAGACCGGGGCTCTTCCAGTCGGTATTGGTGAGATCTTCACGATTCTGGTTTGTGTATGCAGCAAGATACTGATCGACTATGTAGGTTCCCTGCGAAAGAGCACCGCCGCCACCGCCTGTACCGAAATGCTCACCGACAGTGAGCTTCATGAATTCTTCAAACGGTTCCGTGAATTCACGGATGTAAGAAAGGAAACCGCCCTGTGCAGCCTGTCCGTCTCCATAATATTCGCGGCTTGTTGTCTCACGCTGCTGTTCCTTTACGAGCTGTTCGGGGAATGACGCAGGAGCAACCTGGACTCCAACTGCCGTATTTGCATACTTGAATGTTCCATCCGGATTTGTCATGAGTCCGAATGTATCGGGGCGATTCTTTGCAACCGGAGCTTGTAGTCCGGGTTGCGTGATATAGAAGGCTCCGGGAACCGGGTCTTCACTGTACGTGAGCTTCGGCTTGTTTGCAGTACGAATCTCATCAGTTGTCTTGGGCATTGTCAGATCACGTGCTCTGTCTTGCGTATATCCTCCAGACGGAAGATTGGTATATCCATCATCTATACCGGGTCCTACATTCACTTGATCAATCGGGAATGTATTGTTCATGCGAAGAGAGGAGACCATACGCGACTGCATGAACTCACTCTCGTTTGCAGAGCCAAAAGGGCTGTTTGTAATACCAGGTGCAATGTCCCAGAACGATTTTTCTTCGCGTTTCTGGAAATAGTTCTTTCCAGATCCTGTGTGGGAATCCAGGATGCCTTCGTTTGCACCACTGTATGTATTCTGCGTCAGCTTAGAACCGAAAAAGGGAACCATATTATTGTGCCCCTTTGTCTCAGATGTAATCATCACATTATCGTTGTGCTCGGAGAGTGCACGAGGAGCCGTAAAGAGCTCCTTCGGATTTGTCTTTTCACTTCTCGCCTGCTGAGAAAGAACGTACCCGAGAATCCCAAGACCCATAAACAGAGCAATCTCAATCATTCTTGTCTTTTGACCCGAAATTCTATTTACGGGTAGGAACCGCAAATCATATGTGGCGAGCGGGGGCTGCACCATAGCACAGATGTCCGAGTTGGTTAAGGAGAGAGGCTTAAGATCTCTTGGCGCGAGCCGCATGGGTTCGAATCCCATTCTGTGCATCTCCGGTATAGTCTAGCGGTTAGGATAGGGCTCTTTCACAGCCTTGACCGGGGTTCGACTCCCCGTACCGGAACCAACACTCTTATTTCAGTGGTAGAATGAGGGTCTTCCACACCCTTGACGCGGGTCCGATTCCCGCAGAGTGTAAATTAAACCGATGTACAACATAATGAAGACCAGACGTCGTATGAGAGGCGGCAAGGAGCAATACGATACAATTCGCAAGATGATCATAGGACTACAGAGAGTCGACGTAACGCAATCTGACCAAGATGAAATCATTAACAGCATGGTTGCACGTGGGATCAATGTCCCTCCGCTTCAACTCGGACTCACTCTTCAGCAGAAGTCCCAACAACTCATTAATATTTTGCAGACAGTAGCCGTTGACCCTAGACAACCTCTCCCAATCGTAAGACCCGACGGCGGGCGGAGACGTCGTCGTCGTTACCGATTTAGCTCAGTCGGTAGAGCACGGGCCTTTTAAGCCCGTAGTCGCGGGTTCGAGCCCCGCAATCGGTATACTCGCTCCTGTGGCGCAGTGGATAACGCGTCCGCCTTCTAAGCGGAAAACCGTGGGTTCGACCCCCACCAGGAGCTTAAACCTTATCACCAACCAATTTGCCGCGGTATAGTCTAGTGGTTAGGACATGGGACTTTGAATCCCAGAACCTCGGTTCGATCCCGAGTATCGCGAGACATGCCTTGATAGCTCAGTGGTAGAGCACCCGCTTTGTAAGCGGTAGGTCTTGGGTTCAATCCCCAGTTGAGGCAAAAAAGTTGCTAGAACTTCCAAACTATGCACAGCTCCTGTAGCTCAGCTGGTTAGAGCGTGGTCCTTATATCTCAAGATATGCAGGGGAGGCCGAGGTCGTGGGTTCAATCCCCACTAGGAGTATCTTTTTGTGTGGTAGAAACCTACCTAGAAAAAGATGCTTTATTGCAGGCGACTCGGGTTGCGAGTTGCAAGATAGTAAGAGAACGGTTGAACGGCGTGGGCCTGGGGCTTGTACACAAGCCACTGAAAAACGTTAGGCTGATTCCGTTCGCGAGCTAACGGAACACCGACTGAACCTGCGAAGGGCGTGCGGGCTTCGAAGTTTTGTGCATATTGCGGAGTAGTAAAAATCCACCGTGATTGGAATACGTTTGCATCGTAGGGAATGTGATGACTCATTGCTTGAGCATGGGATTTTATTCTTATCTGGTAGTGTCCTTCGAAATAGTATACGATAGATCCCGACCACTGCTCAGATGAGTCATTCCAACCTTCGGCGGAACATCAAACCAACTGGAGAT